CCCCGTTGGAGGGTCACCTCCGCAATGCCAAACCTACTGGTCTGGAACTTCATTACGGAATTAAGAAAGGATGATCAATGAGTGCTAGAAAGATCCGATTGCAGGTACGTGAGGGCGGTGTTACCAAATTCTTTGGTATGTCACTCGACACCAAGAAAGGTGTTGTGTGTGTCCGCCCGTTGTTCACATACTCCCACAGTCCAGTTCGGAATTGGTCTGTGAGACTCGACCGTCAACAGATGAAAACCAAGTATTCTGAATACGAGGAATTCACACTGGAAGACGCAAGGAATATGATTCTACAACCTGCCCCCGAGCAGCTCCCCTTAATGGAGGAGATGTGCGCGAGTTCGGCAGAGCATGAGGATCTGAGTTCCTATGTCGATGAGTCGCAAGTACCCTTTGCAGCTATAGAAGCTACAAGGATGTTTCGGCAGTTACGTGATCTTCTTACCTCTCCAGGAGTCAAATCCTGCGGTAATCTGAAGATATGCACGAGTGCGACCGGTAAGTGCAAGTGCACTTAGCCCCACCTCTTGTGAAAGGATCCCATGTATATATTGGTCTCCTTGGTGATAGTTGCCCCTATTCTGATAGGTGCTTTACTAATCCAATGGTTAACATACTCTCGGGACAGATCCCGGGGGGACATTTACCATAGAACTCCTACGGAGCTTAACACATCCCAAAGTCAGCTTGACGCTGGCCTGAGTGATTCAGAATCACCCGAACAGGATGAGCATGAATATGACTAGTTGTCACATTCCGGCTGCGTTAGGTCACAGACTTGTTGTTATCGGTATTCCAAACACATTGATACAGCCCTTTGTAGGACTGTGGTCAAATTGGGTTCGTCATAACGGACCTGAGTGGTCAGTTGCACGGATGAAAGCTCTAAAGTTAGACCTCATCCGGTTACGTTCCGGCTCCAAACCAGTCGCGACTTACATTCGCAAGAATGTGCGTGGTGGCTATTATGGAGTTATCGGCGCGTTGTTTAGTTGGGGCTTGCGATCTGAGAGAAACTTCTCCCGGGCTATGCAAGCGTTTAACATCTACACCACTGAGATTGCATCAGAGCCTACCAAGGCCCAAATTGCAAAATTCTTAGCTGGAGTAAACAGTAGACCAAGTGGGGTTACTCATGATGACATCAAAGCCATCATTGATACCACACTGTCGGTTACCGGCAGGAGGGAACTTCCTGACCCTGAACGAAGGTTGATCACCTATCGTGGGTCTGATGAGAAGTATGCTCCCGTACCGAACCGCTCGAGGACCAGGATCCAAAGTAAGGAGGTTCTCTCCGACTTAGGCTGGTTCCGAAACCCAGAGAATAGGATGTTTTATTCCAAGCACTCGGACTCATTTGAGCCCGTGTTCAAGGGTGTAGGCATCAGGACTCTTTGGGGTGACACATCGGAAATCGATCCCCCCCTCATCATGGGAGAGGTCCATTTCATTCAGGAACCGGGCTATAAGCTCCGGTCGGTTGCTAGTCCCTACATCTTCCTACAGTTGGCTCTGAAGCCACTAGGAGATGACTTAGGCAAAGTTGTGAAGACGATGCCTTGGGATTGCACGCATGACCAAGACAAGGGAGTATCCCGTGTCCAGGAGTGGTTGAAAGCAGGAGATCAGGTCTATTCCGTAGATCTCTCTTCCGCAACCGACTACTTCCCACTGTCTTTACAGTGGGCTGTCCTGCGTTCGATCTATGGGGACCACCCGTTACTTGACCTGTTCCTCGACGTATGTCGTGGGAGCTGGAAAAGTGAACTGGGGGTGATTAAGTGGAGTCGTGGGCAGCCTTTGGGTCTTTACCCAAGCTTCTTCACGTTCACTCTGACCCATGGACTACTGCTCAAATCGTTCTGTGAAGAAAGAGATGAGTTCGTAGTTCTTGGTGATGATGTTGCTATCAAAGGTAAGCGTCTTTACGATCGCTACACCGCGGTTCTCCAGAGATGGGGATGCCCGGTGGCTTTCCACAAGACCCTTGACTCAACGACGGTTGCGGAATTCGCAGGGAAGGTTATTACACCTACCTACGTGATACCTCAACTTAAGTGGAGAAAGATGACAGATGATAATTTCATCGACTTAGGCAGGTTGCTTGGCCGACGATCGGTGGAACTCATGTCATCTCGACAGAGATCGGTAGTGGAAGAGATTCAACACCTCCTCCCTCCTATCGGTCTCAATTGGTCTATTCCAGGATCAGACTATGGGGACGCATGGTTGCGGACCCAAGCTTGGATCCAAGATGTTGATCATCCTATTCAGTCCCTAACGGGGCTCACTAGGATCATCCAGCGAAACTCTGCGGACGATCCATACGGTCACATTTTGTATTGTGACACTATGACCTTCGACGAGAAGGTTCGAATGGTTCTCAGCAGGACAGTATTCAGCCATTGGGAATGGCCGAGTCATGTCGCTGATTTGCCTGAGGCCCTCGATTTGCTACCGAGGTTACCTCTTCAGGCTCACCCTCG